AGAACGAAAACCTTGTGGTTTGTTTATCTTCATGTACTTTTTCTGAAATAAAGGTCTAAGTAAAGTTTTATCCATACCTTAACCCATCGGTTTTAATAGTTGATATGCAGCATAAGCACCAAGTCCCGTTGAAGCGGCTTTGGCTAGTGGATCAACACCAGGTGCAGTTGTTTGAGTAACAGTTGATGCGGCAGTAGGTAAGGCCGTCATTATACCTTTTTGAAATTCTATTCTTTGATAAGGCTCATAGGCTCTTGCTACTTCTGTTTGTCTTTGTGCTGTTAAAGCTTGTTGTGCTAATTGTTGTTGTACGGCTCCTGCTCTTGCCATTTCTTGAGCGGCACTTGCACCAGTCTGAGCTTGAGCAGCTCCTAAACGACCTAATTCTGAGGCTCCTTGTAAACCTGCTGTCAATACTTGTCCTTGTTGAGTTTGTGCAGCTCTAAGTGCAGACTCATAACCTTGTCTTTGAGCATCACCTATTGAACGTATTCTACCCGTTTCAAGTTCACCCATAGCAACCCCTTCACGACCTCCACCAAAAGCACCTGCTTGAATAGCTTGACTTGAAAGTTGATTACGGCCAATCTCAGCTTGTCTATTTATTTCATCAGTAACATAACTTTGATAAGGATTCATAAATCTCATTATGTCTGGACCTTGTAAAGCAAGTTGTTGAGTGCCTAGCACTGAGGCAATACCTTCTTGAAAGGCCTGTTGACCTACTGTTCCTAAATTAGCTGCTGCTTGAAATTGTTGTTGTTGAAGAGGAGAAGGCCCTGCAACTTGAAACTCTGGTACTGGAATGGGTACAGAAGCTAAATCTATTGCTTCATCATATAATGCTAATTTACGAGCCTCAATCTCAGGTGCTTCCCTTTGTGTCGTAGTAGTATTTGCTGGAGCGGCAGGTGCAGGAGCAGGTTGACCTCCGCCACCACCACCTTTTCCATATTGTCTTAACCCAGTGTGTTCATTTATTGTTCCTGAACCACCTGCAAGTTTTAACAATAAGGCTTCATCTTTATTTATATGTGCAAGTTCAGTATCTCCGCATGTCCCTTTACCTGCAATCTCTTTGTAGAGAACATTTAGTAACCAAATTTTAATTTTATTTGGTAATAATTTAAGCAAAAATTTCATAAGCATACCCTGTTAATTTCATAGTTTGTTTTTGTTCTTTCAACACTTTTATCCATCCTTTTCTTCCGCAACACTCAATTATATCAAGACCTAAACTTTGTGCATATTTAATAAAGTAGTCCTCTATCTCTTTTAAATACTTACACACTTTTTTTCCTCCAATAAATAAAAAACCTAACACAACTTTTGCAGGGTAATAGACTTTTTGAGTAACAACAACAGCAGTAATTTGTTTTTTATGTGTAACTAAAAACATAGTCATTGTACCTTGTTTTAAAAGATTGTAAGTAGTTTCAACAGTATGACGTCCGTTTGTCTGTTTTACCACTCTTCCAATCCAACCTTTTACTCTATCCCAAAACACATCTATACACTCTATATCAACTTGTTTTATTTCCATCATTTACAATATCATAAATTCTTTTAAATTGGTCTTGTTGTTTATAAAAAAACTGAGCACCTTTTCTTCGCATATCTTTAAAGTCTTCTGGGTTAGCGCCTTGCATAATACCTGCCCCTAAAACAGCATCCGCTCTTGATACAAATTCACCATCAGCTAATTGTGCTAACATAGTATCTTCATCTTTGTCACCATTACCAGAACCATCCTCAACATAACCTGTAGCACGAACATAATTGTTTGAATCTTTTTCATCGTGATCTGATTTACTTGGTAAGTAGTTTACTCCACCTTCCCTAAATGAAGATAAGCCACCCTTATTTGCATACATCATTTCTTGACGATCATAAATATTTTTAGGTGTTAAAGAATCTGGATCTCTTTCATACTCAGCTCTTTCACTTAATGGTTCAACACGTGCTCTTTGACGTTCATAAGCTTGTCTGTATTCCTCTTCTGAAAAAGGACCCTCAGCCGTGGTTCCATAAGCAGGAGTTTTCGGTTGACTTGCTAAACTTAATAAAGTAGCACCACCACCGATTGTCGTAAGTGGGTTTTCTTTTATATATTGACCTACGGCAGAAGCACCTTCACTTATTGGTGATACAGGTGCTGAAACTAAATCTGGTTTTACAACTGACTTTACTGCACCTGAGGCGTCTGTTACAGTTTTAAACATTTCTGGAGTACCTAAAGGTAAAGGTAAGCTACGAGTAGCCAAGGTGTTTAAGCCAGTACCTGCTACTCCAGGAGCTATTGAGCCTGAAACTCCCGCTCCTAATGAACCCGGAGTTGCTATAGCAGTTCCACCCGGGCCTAATATAGCACTTGTCCCTGCACCATAGGATGCGCCCAATTGTGAAGCGGCTTGACCAGCAGCCGTGGAACCTGCTCCTGCAGCCGTGCCTAAACCTTGTGTTGCAGCGCTTACGGATGCACTTGTTGGCGCAGCCATTAATGCCTTAATACCACCCGCCCCTAGTCCACCCAATAAACCAATACCTAATGCTTTTTTAGTTGATAAGCCTGCAAGCTTAGCTATTCCAAATGCGGCTGTACCAACCATCAATCCTATTGCTAATGGACCTGGCATAAAAAAATCTCCTTAGTAATTACTTAGAGTTTATTTTACTCTGATTGTGGAGGTTTTTCAACCACCTGCTTGGTCATCTCATCATATAAACGACCAGTATACTGAAACTCACCAACATGTGTGATGTAATCCATAATGTAACAATATAATTTACCACCTATATTTTTCCATAAACGGCAGAAAGCAAAGTCTTCTCCATAATATCTTTTGCTCTCAGTATCATAATAAGTGTCAAAAAAAGCATAGAAATGTGGTCTGTCTTTAAACTCACCATCTATCACAGTTTTTTGTACAATATCCATATTAGGGTAAGCTTTAATTAATTTATCAAAGACTTGTCTTTGTATTAACATACAACCAGTTGGTGCGTGTGTAACTTCAATAACACCCTCTTCACATTTGACGTCATGTTCTTCATCTTCTAAAAGTATTGGATATTGATTTATATGAAATTGGCATTGTTTAGGGTTTTTAATAAAATCACCTTTTATTTTGTCAATGAGATTTTCCCATTTAGCTGTTTTAATTGGATACGGTTGTGAGATTATTTCTTTATCTTTACTTATCATTTTAAATATGCTTTCAACATCAAAAGCAATATCAGAGTCAACAAACAAAAGGTGTGTATAGTCTGTTTGTAAAAAAGCACTCACACATAAGTTTCTCCCTTGCGTAACTAAAGAAGATTTCATTAGTTGAAATGTAACAAGTATATCTCTTTTCATACATTCTTTTTGTAATTCAAGCATTGTTTGCGTAAAGTGTATGGATACTTCACTATGTACAGGAGTAGCTACAAAAAGTTTTATTTTATATTTATCGGTATTTTTTGATTTATTGATCCAAAGTGGCTTATTGTTTTGCATCTAAAACACCTGTAAGAAAATTTGTCCATTCAAATGCCTTTTTTTCCCAACAATAAAACCTTTTTACAAAATCTTGTTGTAAAGATAAATGTTCTCTTATCATAGGTTCGTGGAGCGTGTCCCGTGCTACTTTGATAGCTTCTGCAAATTGAAAAGCAAGATTATTAAAATTTGTTTCATAGTTGATGTATATAGGAAACTCGGATCCTGTTTCATATAAAGCACCATAATTAGTCACAACACAGTACAAGCCAGCAGCCATAGACTCTAACAAAGAGATGCATGATGTTTCTTCCCAAATACTTGGATAAACATATAAATGATAGTTTGGTAATTTACTTAATATAAAGTCATTTGGTCTATATCCAATATAATTAACATTTGGTAACTCTTTTGCTTGATCATATAACTCTTGGTAATTATGATCATTATCTTCTTTAAACTCATCTCCATAAACTTCACAACTACTATATACATCAAGCTCAATATTCTCACCCTCTAGATACTGCATAGCTCCTAACAGAACATTTAAACCACGCCAAGGTGTATTATGATGTATAATTCTAAGACGATCCCCTTTATTGTAAGTGCTTGGTTTGGGAAAACTTGTCACACCATTTTTAATAACATGACATCTGTCGGTTGGTATATTAAAACACTTCCTATATTCTTCGTAATTCCAATGTGAATTAAATACATACCAATCATATTTAGTGTGATTATTTTTATCATCAAACCAAGGTTTAATATTAGGTTGATCTGGTGCATTTTTCTGCCACAGAATATTTACTTTATCTTTAGACAAAGGTGTTTTTTCAGGAACAGATAAACAAATTTGAACACCTTCCAACAATTCTTTTTTAACATTGTCGATTAAAAAATTATGTTGAAGTTCAGTTCCCCCTAGAGGATTCAATCTGTTCCTCCTTCAATATCCAACTGCGGTACGATAATTGTAACGTCCCTTTGAATCTCTTCTTCAGTTGTCGCAGACAACTGATCTTTGACATCGAACTTTGCTTCATTTTCTGATGCATATACTTTTCCAGTTCTTTTGTTGGTAATCTTAGTTTTCGATTCGCAGTGTATTACTTTCATATCAAAAAATAAGGAATATTAAAATATTTATTATTATATATGTTGTCATACTGTTAAATTTACATAATTAAAAAATAAAATCAACCATTTTCTTGAGAACGATCAATAAGAGCATAGGATATGCAACCTGTTATTTGATTAGCCGAACCTGCTTGTATTTTAAGAATGTCACTAGCTTCAAGATTTAAACTATCCTTGACTAAATTATCAAAAGATTTATTAAGCTGAACATTTGAAATTTCAACATCAGCTGACCCATCAGATTTTCGTAAAAATAAATCTACATCTACATTGCTTGACGCCTCATGACTAGCTTGAACTAGTTTTACAATAATAGTTGCATCTGATGGACAAGTTAAAATTGTAGTGACATCAGTGGTAGTAAGATCAAATGTTTCACTTTTATATTGTATTGTCATGACATAAAATAATTAAATGTATCTTGTTCATTTTTAATATTAGTTTTATAACTAAAATTTAACTGATTTACAAGTGTTGATAATGCTTGGGTAAGTTGCCTTTTGTCTTCAAAATTATACTCACTTTTTAAATCTGGTAACATTAAATTTATTTTCATTATCTTCTCCCATCAGGCTGAACGTCAGCACGAAAAGAACCAAAACGCCAAGTTTCATCTGTGCTTTCATTTTCTATCTTTAAAGCTGCAAAACGTCCGCGTGCTCTTGTATCAATTTTATTTGTTGAGGCAGTTACAGTAAACGGACCTAGACTTGAGGAACTTTCTGTTTCTGCTGGAAAATCTTTTAACAATAAGGATACTTTAGCATTACCATCTATTTTAGCAAAGTCAGGTATAAAACGTCTAATCTTCAGAAAAAACTCACCTTGCGCACCTTCCATATCCAAACTGAAATCACCAGATTCAATAAAAGCAGGAATAGCTGTTTTACTACCAGCACTATCAACCTGATTTGTACCAACTTCATGTTCATATAATGTAGTAGCTCCATAAGTATTTGTAATACCATTTATTGAAAAATTAGGTGTAGCTGTTGAACTGTATTGTGTTGCATAAGGATTATCAAATGTAAACTTATCAATATACGTTGTTCTATCTAACGAACTTGTTGTCCATACACCTTCTCTATAATTTAATGTTACACATCTATCAATTACATCAGAACCTGCTTTTGGATAGAACCAATTTATCTCTGTGAATAAACCATTGAAACCAGCAAATATAATTTCATTTTGATTAAAATTAAAACCAAGATCGTTAGATGTCTGTGTAGTAAATACGAAGTCTTCAACAGAGCAAGGTATTTTTTTTACACCTGCGCCATCATAAACAAAGAAACCACCAGAACGACCCATCCAGTAAACAACACCATCAACATGAATGATTGAATGTTGTGACATAGCTCCACAGTTAGTACCAACTTGACGTATAGAAAATGTAAAAGGGGGCCCAACAAATTGCATTATATAGGCGGACGTATCGGTGACAATAAATGTCAAATCTTTAGCACGCACAGCTCCAACAATTTTTGATCCAGAGTCTAGTTGAAAAGTTCCTGCTGTGTTTGTTGAGGTTGGTGCATAAGTTGTTCTGTCTTCTTGATCTGAAAATCTAATAAACATTTTGTCCTGTGAAGCTGGCGTTCCTATTGTAGTCTCAGTGCCTAGATGAATAAGATGTCTATCTGTATCGGATACAATAGTATGAACAGATGATGTTGGGTTTGTTGCTACAGCTGTTGCTCTTGTGGTTAATGCATTAGAGGCCGATGGATTCCATTCAAAACTTTTACCATTTCTTACAGTCGCAATAAGTATTTGACCATAATTGTCTAATGACCAATTTCCAGGCTCTAAAGTGGTTGTCGAGGTTGTGCTTGCTTCACCCCAATTTTGTGAGCCACTCCATGTGCCAGTACTCCAACCAAAACCTTGTGTTTGAATTGTGGGACCTATTTCTTCATAAGGTGTTGTTGTTGCTGATCCAGCAGCTGTTATACCAGCCCCTGATTCCACAGCAGACATGGTAATTGTAAAACTATTAGCAGTTGGAACAGATATTATTTCAAAAGGGTTTGTTGTGAAATCAGCAGTTGCAAAACCTGTACCTGAACCGGGAAGAGTTACGCTTGTAAATACAACATATTCACCTACAACTAAATTATGAGAAGTTTTGTTTACAGTAACAGTAGCTGATCCATTTGTGGTGGTAAACGTGCAAGATGTTAATGCTGTTCCGAGCGGTGAAATGTCATAAAAAGCACCTTCAAAATATAAAAACAACCCTTTAGTTGTTCCTATTCCTATATACTTAGTTCCATCAAGCGCCGACCAATTATGAATATCTCTTGCAACTCCTGGCAAAGTATTAGCTAAAGGTTGAGTCCAACCACCCATTTTCTCTGGCTCTCCATATCTAAAACGTACAAAGTCACCATCTGTCCATTGGTATTCAGCTGTTGTTTTTGTTAATTGTTTATTAAAACCAGGTTTAAAAGGTACTTTGATTAGAGGCATGTCACCTCGCAGTCACAGGACTGGTTCCGTCCCCAACGAATGGATTAGAGGCAAATGCCATATAAATATAAGTTCCACTAGAATTATTATTGGAGTTTAAAGTGTTTCTAATTTTAAAACCATTTGATAATAAATCCATAGTTATTGATGAAAGACCAGATTCTGCATCTGTACTATCAGCAAGTAATGGTGGACCGATTGGATTTGCTGGGTATCTGGTACTATCAATTATTGACCAATTACCACCAGTGCTAGAATCTGTCCGTTTAATTAGTAACCAAGCTGGTCGGAATCCTGTGTAAATCATCGGCCCATCTGTACTGCCGTTGCCCTTGAAGAAACCAATTTTACTAAAGCCATCTACACTATGCCAACAATAAGCTAACATATTATAACCATTATAATTTCCTATTTCTGAAGTTCCAACACTAAATACACTATTTGTTGGTGCTGTATTATTCCATGTTGCCGCACTTGCTGTACTTGCAGTTGTTTCATTTAAATATAAAAAGTTATTGAATCCACTAGGGTCTGCTGTACAACCTACAGCAAAACCAGCAACTGAACCAGCATTACGAATCCGTGTCATAACCCACTCTGGTGCTGAAGATAACCCATGTCCAACTGTAGCATTAGCACCCGTTCCAACATATTTTACGATTGAAAAGCCAGCAGTTGTATTAGCTTGGACAGTAGAGGCAATTGAACCATCAGTATTACTTGCAGTAGTACCACCATTTGCTACCCAGTTCCAGCTTACAAAAGATTCACCAGCTGTATTGATTGCATCACTATCTTCAATTTGCTGACCACCTTTTAAAAACTTTTGTAAACCATCTACAACTGTTGACTCTATACCATCAGTATTAGATGCTAAAACTAATTGTTTACCTCTTGAACTATCGTATAATTGGTGATTGTCAGCAGCATCTCTGTTCTTCGTCCACACTAATCCACTTATGCCTTTAGCTGTTTCTGGTAGGTTGTCCTGTTGTAAGGTAGAAAAACCAGTTGGTGGAGTATGTGCAAAACTTTTTTGACCAAAATTAAACTCTCCTACACTATTTGAATCAGACCTAACAGCACAAGGATAGAATTTATTTATTCCATTTGCTCTATGACACCCACCAATTGCTCCTGTGCCATTTGCTGGATTAGCACTATTAAACCAAGTGCCGTTCTTACCACAATACCCTTTGCCACTATCTAAATCCATTGCAAACATTAAAACATCATTAGTTGAAACTGTTGTGTAATTTACCTCTTCAGTATATCTGTGGTCAATAAACCAAGACCCAGCAGAATATTGTCCAGATGCACCTGTTGATAATGCCCCAGAAAAATTACCACCTCCTTGTGTGCCACTAGTACTAGCTTGTGAACCTCCAGCACTTCCGTCATCTTTCCAACCCCATAATCCAGCACCAGTGGTTGTGATTTTTACTTCCCAATACCATTTACCAGTTGCCACACCAAACCCAGATTGTGCTACTGCTTGAGCAGCACCATTTGTTGTTCCTGTGCTAACTATTAAATTACCATCAGTTGCAGATGTGCCAGAATTAAAAGAAGCAAATGTGTTAAAGTTTTGAGTAGGGCTACTGGTGGTCTGATCTGTACTAGCTAAATTTGTGGCTGTGAAATCATTTGTATTTCCACTCGTGTCATCTCCGAGTGATGAACTATCTTGAAACTGTAATCTAAATCCATTAGTGCCATAAGTAATACCAGTTAATGTTTTTGGAATCCAGCGATTTGTGCTTGTATCGGTGATGCCAAAGGTTGAAGGTGTATGTTGTGTTCCGTCTACAAAGTTCATTTCAGCAAAATAACAATCTGGTGAGTACGCTGTGCCACTTAATTGTCTACCAATACTGAACTCTGTTGTAGTATTCACATCTGTATCTGTATTTTGAGTTGGATAATTAGCTGTACTCCATGAAGTTATTTCATCACCATCAACATACATTCTTACTCTGTTGGCTTCGGTTGCTTGAGTTGTGTCTACAGCCAAAAGAATATGATAAAATTTAGAGGTATCTTCAAAAGTTCTGTTTGTTACAAGAGAATCAGTATTACTTCCTCCATCAACTTGTTGGTATTGTAATCTATCACTTGAATCAAAACTAAACTGAGTACAATTGTTAGCATTTGCACCATGTTGAAATATTAATTGTAATGATCCTATATTACATCTTTTTATCCAAAAACTTAAAGTGAATGTATCTCTGTTTGTTTCTGAAGATGGTGTTCTACTCAATTCTGGACTATCATCATCATTAAATATACAACTATTAGCAATCGTACCATTGTCTGTAAAAGGTACGAACTTACCGACCCTCTGCCCAGCTCCGTTGCCTTCGTAGATTATCGGAAAGAAATATTCTTCGCCATTTGGTATTGTTGGTGTTGCCATGTTAACTCCCTATATTCTTTGTACATAGTGCTAGATAATTTGTTGGTGGTGCATAATAGAAGTTACCCACTCCATTACCATCTGCATTACCTTGTGCTGTTTCTGTTCCACCAAAAGTTCCATCTTGTCCAAAGTTCCAACATACTATTGAACCACCATAATGACTATTGCCAAAAATTACATCATCAGCAAAAGCTATTGTATTAGCTTCATTACTTCCTGCTGATGGATTTCCACTAGCTTGCCATACAAAAGAACCACTATTATTATGTCCAAACCAAATCTTTTTATTATCCATATCAATAGCGAAAGCACCAATTTTTCCATCACCAACAGCATTACCCCAGCTAGAAGTATCAGTAGCATTTTCTCGTCTAATACCATCAGCACCAAAACCAATATCTTTATCACCACTTGTGTTACCAGGATTTAATCCAGAAGTACTTAAATTTTTAATAGTATTATAAATTCCCACCATTGGATATTCACCTACACTTGCATTATTATATCTAATCTCAGCATACCATTTTCCTGTACTTGGTAATAATATTGATGCACCACTTCCAGTAAATGCTGAGGCAGTTGATTGTAAATTACCATTACTTAAAGTAATACTTGAGTGAGTATTAAGAGGATTCATTACACAAAAATTATTTGTTGGTGAGTCAGCCATTTGGTCATGTGAGGCAAGTCCACTTGTTGTTAAATCATTACCACTTCCCGATTCGTCATCACCCAAATCACTTGCATCTCTTCCATCAACAAAAAATCCTCCTGTACCATAACTACCAGAATATTCTTTAGGAATCCAAATCCCGTTATCATTGGTTTCGCCAAAGTAACTAGGGTCTAATGCTAACCCATTTACATAATTCATTTCTGCAAGGTAACCATCAAAATATTGACTTGTATTACTAGAACCAAGAGATATATACCTACCAAAACCAATCGCAACATTAGTGCCTAAAATTGAGTCTGCATTCTGAGAAGGGTATTTTGGTGATGGTGATGCTCCACCAAAACTAGTTACTCTTTGTCCATTTATATACAACCTTGCTCTTTCTGTTTCTATTGCATTAGCAGAGTCGTATGCAAATACGAGATGATACCATGCTGATGGGTCACGAAAAACTTGAGTAGTTCCTAAATAAAGAGTATAAGCACCAGCATAATCTTGAATAAACAATGTATCATCAGTTTTAAAAAATATATCAAAAGTATTGCTTGTGTTAGCACCACTTCCAAACATTGTAACTTCAACCCCAAGTTTAGACCTTTTGAACCAAAAACTTATTGTAGAAGCATCTACATTACCACCAGCACCATAAGTTCTTTGCATATAAGCACTATCAGCAGCATTAAATCTAATTGATTGGTCTATTTGGTGAACGGCTGCACCTCTAACACTATTCGCTCCTAGAATTAAAGGCATTTAGAAGTCCTCCAGCTTTGGAAACTCCCCTAAAGGTCTTGTCATATCTGGATTTTCTTCCGTTCCAGTGTTGGTATATTCATAAAGAGTTTTTAAAGCATCAACATCACTTGCATTATCAATTTGTGTTTGCATTTCATTACACTTTGTTCTCACTGCCGCTCTGAATTTTGCTATATTTGTTGGAAGAGTATATTCAGAAACTTCACTTGCTTTAGTAACATACCAATCAGTTTCGTTTAGGATATCACGAGTTTGTCTGTTTATTTCCTCTTTTTTTACTGTCTTTAAACCTTTATTAATAATTTTGTTACCATTTGAATCTAAAAGATTTTTTCCATCTGCATCTTTAACTTCCACATCTATCAAACTATGTGCAGTTGCTTTACCCCAAGCCATTTTAACAACTTTATTTGTATTATCTACAGTATAAGTGTGATCTGTATTTTTGTGAAATTCACCATTTTTATAATTTGTTCTGTCTTGATGTACTGGGTATATACCTATTTCTGCTAATTGCGATTTACTCCATTTTGAAAAAATACCGCTTGGATATTGATAATCTCCAATTTTTATTGCTTTAGCTCCGTTATAAATTTCTATAACTTGTTCATTTTTTACCTGTGCCCACATATATTATCCTAACTTAGTGTTAAATTTAAATTTCTTCCTACTTCAAGAAATTTTGAACCATTATAATAAAACACAAACAAATCACCTTTTGCAGCAGTAGTAGTCAATGTTGGTGCGGTGTCTGCGGTGAATTCAAATATTGCATTGAAGGTTGGTACACGACTTCCTGTGCCATCTTGAATTATTAAAAGCGATACAAACTGTCCTGTTGACCCATTTGTCGGTGCTGCAAAAGTTCTATTCCCACCTAAAGTTACCTTTGCAACAGGTGCTGCTTGCACATCCCAATTTATTGTTGCTCCATCTGTTAGTGTAACTTCAGGAAAATAAGCAGCATCATTAAATACAAATTTACCATTACCTTTTGCATTAAAGTTTATACCCACATTAGAATCTCCACCAGTAGCTGCAAAACCAGGATTGCTACCAGTAGCTGCATTTGTAATTTCTAATTCATTTACCGCACTGGCTGTTTCTTGAAATACTAACTGTTCGTTTCCGTTTGAATCAGCGATAAAGCCAGCATCTGCAAATTTAGGCTTAGTTAAAGTTACGGCACTAACACCACCACCAACAATTGTTCCTGAGTTTGTAATTGTACCTGAAAACGTTTTATTAGATAAAGTATCTGTTGATGCTGTTGTAACAATTCCTGTATCAACGATATTTGTTCCGTCTGAATATAGAACTCGTTTTGTTTTATCTGCTGCTGCAAAAGTATACCCAGTGCCACCTACAGTTTTAAATTGCACTGTGTGTGCACCAGAAGTTTCGTTTGATATTATGTAAACTTTTTCAATACTATTTGGAATAGTTACTATTTGGTTACCTGTTATTGTTCCTGATAATTTTATTACTGCGTTTCGAGCATTGGATA